GTTTGCTTTTTCTCTCGCATAGGGCACGTATTTTTGGAAACTTGAAACGAAATCGGCGCAAATAAAAAGAAATAAAAATTTTTGGAGAAGATCATGGCTAAAATTGCCAAAGTGCAGGAAGTAACCACGACAAAGCTCGTCCCGTACGAGAAAAACGCCAAAATCCACGGCCAGGGACAGATTGAAAAGCTTAAAGCAAGCATCCAGGAGTTCGGATTCTTGACGCCCTGTTTGATTGATAAGGATTTTAACCTTATCGCAGGCCACGGAAGGGTTATGGCGGCAAAAGAACTGGGAATCGAAAAGGTTCCCTGCGTATTTATCGAAGGATTAACGGAAGCCCAGCGGAAAGCCTACATCCTGGCGGATAATAAGCTCGGAGAACTAGGCGAATGGGACATGACCGTTGTCTTATCGGAACTGGAAGAATTAAAGGACATGGACTTCAATATCGAGGTCACAGGGTTCGAGCTTCCAGAAATTGAAGACGAAGAAGAAACCCAAATCGAAGAAGACGAGATCCCCGACGAAGTAGAAAAGCGTTGCAAACTAGGCGACGTTTGGAAACTAGGAAACCATCGTCTCATTTGCGGAGATTGTACCGACGTTTACACCCTGGAGAGATTGACAGGGGGACACGTCATGGATCTTGTGTTTACCGACCCGCCGTACGGAATGAAGAAGGAAAGCGAGGGGGTTTTAAACGACAACCTCAACTTCGACGACCTTTTGGAGTTTAACCGCGAATGGATTCCGCTTACGTTCCAGGCTTTAAAAGACACGGGATGCTGGTATTGCTTCGGAATAGACGAACCGCTCATGGATATTTATTCGGAGATCTTGAAACCGATGAAAAGAGCGAATCAGATCGTCATCCGAAATTACATAACCTGGGCGAAGCATTCGGCGTTCGGAATAAACAGCGATCTGTGTTTGTCATATCCGAAGGAAACCGAGAAATGCTGGTTTGTTATGAAGGGTATGGACTGGAATAACAACAACGCCGAATTTTTCAACACGAAGTTCCAGCGAATCCTTGACTATATGCAGGAGCAAGCAGACAAAGCGGGACTGAACGGGAAAAAACTTTTCGAAGTGACAGGCGTTCAGATGTGGAGCCACTGGTTTACCCGTTCGCAGTTCTCAATAATTAGTGAGAAGCATTACAAGGAACTGCAGGCCGCGTTCCCTGGATGTTTTGAAAAGCCCTATGAAGATCTACGAAAAATGCTGGGCGAGTCAAACAACCCGACCGCAGAATTGAAGCCGTATTTTGATGCAAAAGCCATCGACGACTTTGGAGAAATCGGGCTGACGGACGTTTGGAGAATACCGCAGACCAGCAACAAGGAACGTGCGGGACTAGGACACGCAACACCGAAACCCATCGCTCTTTGTGCAAGGGCAATACACGCGAGCAGTAAAGAAGGCGAAAACGTGCTGGATGTTTTCGGCGGTTCTGGAAGTACGATGATGGCTTGCGAACAGCTAAACCGTAACTGCTTTATGGTTGAGCTTGATCCGCACTATTGCGATGTAATAATCCAGCGTTGGGAAAACTTAACAGGAAAAGCCGCAGAAGTCGAGAAACCGAAATAGGAGAGGGACAAAGATGGCAAACAAAAAGCTGACCATGCAGGAGCAGGTCAACACAATTTTGGAGCAGGCAGAAGAAAAGGGCGTCTCGTCCAATTTCTTTTTTGTCACAACCTTTAAACGCTACCAGGTACAGATGAAGATTTTAGCCGACCTGGAAAAAGCGATAAACGAACACGGCGCGACTGTGACGAAGGAATACGTCAAAGGAAGACAGAACCTCGTCGCGAATCCCGCAATCACCGAGTACAACAAAACCGCCACCGCCGCCAACGGGACGGTATCAACCTTGATAAACATTATGAAATCCCTCGCCAACGAACCCGACGCGGTTGACGCGCTTTCGGAGTTTTTGAAGGATGAATAATTTTATTCTTGAATACTGGCAAAAAATAAAAGAGGGTTCCGAAATTGTCGGGCGATGGATTTTTTTGCTTTATGAACTAATCGTCGCAAAGATAGAAGACGGTACCTATATATTCGACCAGAAAAAAGCGAACCGCGCGATCAAGTTTATCGAAACGTTCTGCAGACACAACAAAGGAAAGCTCGCGCCCCGAGTTTTAAAGCTGGAGCTTTGGGAGAAGGCTTTTATTTCGTGTCTTTACGGAATAGTGGATGAAAATGGCAAGCGGGTATTTCGTGAGGTTGCTTTATTCGTTGGAAGGAAATGCGGAAAGACATTACTGGCCGCCGCAATAATGGCATACGAGGCTTTTGTCGACGGCGAGTTCGGTTCGGAGATCTATTGCATAGCGCCGAAACTTGACCAGAGCGACCTTGTTTTTTCCGCGTTCGAATTTACCAAGGACAAGAATCCCGACCTGGCAAAAAGAGCCAGGAAAAGGAAAAATGATTATATTATTGACCGCACAAACACGACGATAAAAAAGATCGCGTTTAGCGAGAAAAAAGCCGACGGATACAACCCGATGCTGACCGTTGCAGACGAAATGAGCTCCTGGCCGTCATTGCGTGGCTTGAAACAATACGAAGTCATGACATCGGGAACTGGTTCCAGAGAAGAACCGATAACGCTTTCGATAAGTTCGGGCGGATATGTAAACGACGGAGTATATGATGAGCTTTTTAAACGTGGAACGGCGTTTCTTTTAGGCCATAGCCGAGAAAAACACCTGCTCCCCGTTTTTTATATTATCGACGACAAGAACAAGTGGGACGACATAAATGAGCTCCGCAAGTCCTTGCCGAATATGGGCGTCTCGGTTCCGTATCAGTTCATACTTGACGAAATCGACACCGCGCACCAGTCACTTTCAAAAGCGGCGGAGTTCAAAGCAAAATACGCGAATTTGAAACAGAACTCGTGCCAGGCCTGGTTGAATAGTGAAACCGTAGAAGCCGCAGAAGAAGAAATGACGCTGGAAGCCCTGGCTCATTCTTATAGCGTCGGGGGTATCGACTTGTCACAGACAACCGACTTGACAAGCGCCTGCGTCGTTGTAGAGAAGAACGGGATCCTGCATACGCTTTCGCACTTTTGGATGCCGTCGGAGAAAATCGAAACCGCAGAAGCGAAAGAAGGCATCCCGTATTCTTTGTACGTTCAGCAGGGTTTTATCAGCTTGTCGGGCGACAACTATGTAGATTATCGCGATTGTTACAAGTGGTTCACAGATCTTGTCGAGAAATACGAGATCCTGCCCTTGAAAATCGGATACGACAGATACAGCGCGCAATATTTAGTCCAGGACATGAAGACATACGGGTTCCACATGGACGACGTTTTCCAGGGCTATAATCTTTCTCCCGTTATCCAGGAGATGGAAGGATTATTTGAAGACAGGAAAATAAAATACGCAAGAAACAGCATCCTCAAAATGCATTTACTTGACACCGCACTAAAGAAGGACAACGAAAGCAACAAAAGCAAGATAGTGAAAATCGATTCAAAATGCCACATAGACGGAACCGCCGCGCTACTTGACGCACTAACCGTTCGGCAGAAGTGGTATGGGGAAATCGGCGCACAACTGGAGAACAAATAAAATGGGGCTTAAGGAATTGATATTTCCGAAGAAAAAAGAAGACAAAGCGCAGATAGGGATAGCCAGGGACACTTTCAAAGTTATCGAGGGTTACGTTCCGAGCTTTAGAACCTGGCGTGGCGAGATCTACGAAAGCATCATCGTTCGCGCTTCCATAGACGCCATCGCAAGGCACGCATCAAAACTTGCGGTGACTATTGAAGGCGGTACAAAATCGGAGCTTTTGACACAGATAAAAAAAGAGCCGAACCAGTTTCAGACGTGGAGCCAGTTCCTTTATCGTTTGGCGACCATCTTATATGTAAGAAATACCGCATTCGTGATCCCGTTGCGCAATAAGTACGGCGACAAAATCGGCGTATATCCTTTGAACCCCATCGACTTTTCGTTGGTAATCGACAACAACAACGAACTCTGGGTGCGTTTCAAACTCAAAGATAACGCCAGCACCGCGGAAAAATTATCCGACATCGGAATACTTACGCGGTACCAGTACAAGTCGGAATTTTTTGGAGATTCTAACGAAGCCCTGGACGAAACGATGCAACTTATATCGATTCAAAGACAGGGCATCGAGGAATACACGAAGAACGCGAACAGCTACCGCTTTTGGGCGAAGGCTTCCAACTTTTCAATGGTTTCTGACCTTGCAAGCGAGCGCCAGCGTTTTGATGTAGAAAATTTCCAGAAAAAGAACGGCGGCGGGATCCTTTTGTTTCCGAACACATACAACGACATCCATCAGATGTCCGCGCAGTCGTTTTCTATTGACACCGAGGAAATGAAACTCATCGATCGTAACGTTTACGATTATTTCGGAGTTAATGAGGATGTCATTCAGAACAAGAGCCATGGCGATGAGTTCGCGGCGTTCTACGAAGGCGCCATCGAACCCCTGGCTATCCAGCTTTCACAGGTTGCGACGCGGATGCTTTTTTCCGACCGTCAGATGGCTTTTGCGGCGGGTATTTATTTTACTTCAAACCGCATCCAGTACATGAACAACAGCGACAAGTTGAGTGTGTCCCGTGACCTTGTAGACCGCGCAATATTGAGCATAAACGAAGCCAGGGACATCTGGCAGTTACCCCCGATCCCTGGCGGTGACCGTCACATATTAAGGGGCGAGTATTACGATGCCGCAACAGGAACCAAAATGGTGGAAATAGGAGATAGCGAATGAAAGACAACAGAGAATACAGAACACTGAATCTTGAAGTTGAAACCAGGAACGAAGCAGGTGACCCCAGCTATATCGTAAGAGGATACGCCAGCACGTTCGAGCCGTACGTGCTTTTTGAGGACGAAGGGATTCAGTACAAAGAACAGATAGACCCGCACGCATTTGACGAAACCGACATGAGTGACGTTGTTTTCCGCGTAGATCATGAAGGCACCGTTTATGCGAGAAGTTCAGCGGGAACCCTTAAGGTCGGATTCGACGAGCATGGACTTTACGACGAGGCGGACTTATCAAAGACCGCAAAGGCGCGCTCGCTGTTTGAGGAAATAGCCGCTGGCAATTATCCGAAGCAGAGTTTCGCGTTTTCAGTTCGTGAAGATTCATACGACAAAGACACCCACACAAGAACAATACTCAAAATCGCTAAATTGTACGATGTGAGCCCCGTTTCATTCCCAGCTAACCCTGGAACGGAACTTGACATAGCAACTCGCGACTATTTCAACGGAGTGATTGAGATGGAGAAGGCGGAGCGACTGGAAAGCGAGAAGCGCGAACAGCTCAAAAAGAAAATCGAACTAAAAATCAAAATTATGGAGAGTGAAAAATGAAAGAGAGAATCCAGAAGTACACAGCACAGGAATGCGAGCAGAGACTTGCAGAAATCAAGAACGAGATGAACGCAGAGGGCGCAAACCTTGAGGAGCTTTCCGCAGAGGTTGATGCAATCGAGGAAAGAAAAGCCGCTCTCGTGCAGGCAGAGGAGCAGAGAAAAGCCCTCGCAACCAAGATCGCAAGTGACACCACTATACCCGTTATCGAAGCAAGGAAGGAGCAGAAGATGCCCAAGGACAACACCGAATACAGAAACAGCAAGCAGTACATCGATGCTTACGCCGAGTTTCTTAAGACTGGCGACAAGGAAGAGTTCAGAAGTGCAACCGCACTCCTCACCGAGAACGTCGGCGGAGAAATCGCGGTACCCGATTTCGTCTATGATATTATCAAAACCGCGTGGGATGCAAATGAAATCACCAGCCTCATGAACAGAACCGAGGTAAAGGGAAATCTCAAGGTCAACTTTGAGATCAGCGGAAGTGATGCAGTAGTTCACACCGAAGGAAGCGGAGCCGTTACCGAGGAGGAACTTAACGAAGGAATCGTCGAGCTTGTACCCGCTTTCGTTAAGAAGTGGAAGTCTTTCTCCGATGAAGTTATGGCGATGAGAGGCGAGGCTTTCGTTCGCTATATCTACGCAGAAATTTCACACAGAATCATGAAGAAGCTCGCAGACCTTATCATCGCGAAGATCGCAGGACTGCCCCAGGCCGCAACCGCTACTTCTGTTTCCGCTAATATCGTTAAGACCGCTCCCGTTGTCGGCGCAGTTGCGCAGGCATTAGGCGAGCTTTCCGACGAAGCAACCAACCCCGTCATCGTAATGAACAAGAAGACCTGGAGCGCTTTCAAGAACGCGCAGTACGGCAACCAGTACGCCGTAGATCCTTTTGAGGGATTCGACGTTCACTTCAATAACAGCCTGCCCGCATACGCAGACGCAAGCGAGGATGACGTATACGCAATCGTCGGTGACTTCCAGGAAGGCACCCTTGCAAATTTCCCTTCTGGCCAGGACATCGCGTTCACTTTCGACGAGCTTACCAGAAAGAAGGAAGACCTTGTAGAAGTTCTCGGCAAGATCTACGTAGCCGCAGAGCCCGTTGCGGATAAGGCTTTCGCACTTATCACCAAGCCCGCATCAGTATAAGGAGCCGCTTATGGAATTGAAAGTCGTTTCGGCTTTCGCGGATAAGTTCACAAACAAAATGTACGGCGTCGGGGAGATCATAAACCTCCCCGACGACCGCGCATCCGTTGCTATCGAGCGCGGCCTTGCCGTAGAAATAGCAGAAGCGAAGCCCGAGAAAAAAGAAACCAAGAAAAGCAAGCCGAAGAAAAAGGAAGGCTAACGATGGCAATACTTGACGATGTAAAAATGGCGTTGCGCGTATCAACAAACGCATACGACGACGAGTTAAATGGGCTCATAGAGTCCGCAAAAAAAGACCTCGAGATCGCGGGCGTTGTGATACCCGAACCGATGCCGCAGGTAGTAACAACCGCGATAAAAACTTATTGCAAGTTGAATTTCGGAACCCCAAACCCGTCAAATTTCGACTATTTGAAGAAGTCATACGACGAACAGAAAGCCCAGCTCGGGATGTCGTCGGAATTTACGGACTATTCGATGGTACACGGAAATGAATAAAAGTGTCACGATTGACTTAATTTCAAAAACTTATACCACGGATTCGATGGGGCAGAAAATCGCAACCGATAAGTCGACCACCGTTTTTGCAACCTTGACATCCATAAGCCGCGCGGAGTGGGTATCATATTCACAAAGCGGAAGACAGGGGCTGGTTCCGTCATACGTTGCATCGGTCTTTATGGGCGACTATAACGGCGAAAGCGTCGCGGAGTACGACGGCAAGCGTTACGGAATTTATCGCACATACGAACGCGACGACGAGCAGGTTGAATTATATCTGGAGAAGAAAGCGGGCAATGAGTAAAGTCGGGCAAATATCCATCGATAAACTTGTAGATGCCATAGGGATTACGCTGGAAGACTACGCAAAAGGCGTGGATTCCTGTTTAGCGGATGCATCCGACAAAGCAGGAAAGAGCGCCGAGACGGAGTTACACAGAACATCCCCCGCCAGCAAAAACGGCGGAGAGTATCGAAAAGGATGGACATACCAGGAGAAGGAAATAAGACGCGGCAAGAGTTATAGAACCGAGATGGTTGTATATAACGAAACCCGCTACCGCTTGACCCATCTTCTTGAAAAATCACATCGCATCGTCAATAAGTACGGAGAGTACGGAAAGACCAAAGCACAACCGCACATCGCACCCGCGCAGAAAAACGCGGAGGCAACGTTTTTAAAAATATTTAAAGAAGAAGTCGGAAGGATAAGGGTATGAAGACACAACTGGAAGCAATAAAAGCCGCGTTTGATAACGCGAAGATCCCGTACGCCTATAATATGTTTCCGACCGACGACGGAGCACCCGCGATGCCGTATGTTACCGCATACGTGTCGAGCGGACAGGGAATGATGGCGGATGATCAGAACTATTACGACACGATGACAATACACGCGCTTTTATTTACGGCGACAAAAGACCCCGCCACGGAGGACGACGTTCGAGGCGTTTTAAAAACGTTGGAATGCCCGTACACATGGACGGAGAACTACGCGCCCGACGAGCGGATGTATGTTATCGACTACGAAATCACAATGGAGGCATAATAATATGGCAGATTCCAACAAAGTAAAGTTTGGGCTTAAGAACGTTCACTACGCAAAGGCGACCGTTACGGGAAGCACCGTAACTTACGCAACCCCCGTAGCTATTCCTGGCGCCGTTAATCTTTCAATGGATCCCCAGGGAGAAGAAACCAACTTCTACGCCGACGACACCAAATACTACAACGTAACAAACAACACGGGATACTCTGGCGAACTTGAGGTTGCAAAGTTTCCCGAGTCGTTCTATGCAGATATTTTCGGACAGTCCGCAGATACCGATGGCGTTCTTTTTGAGGACGCAGAAGTCGAGCCCGCACAGTTCGCGCTTCTTTTCGAGTTTGCAGGCGACGCAAACAAGGTTCGTCACTGTTTGTATCTTTGCTCTGCATCACGCCCCGCAGTTTCCAGCGGAACGCTTACAGAGAGCAAAGAGCCTGTCACCGAAACCAGCACCATCACCGCATCACCCTTGCCTATTGACAGCAACGGAATGCGCATCGTTCGTTCGAAGTGCGTAGAAGGCGACAGCGAATACGCTGGATGGTTCACCGCGGTTCACCAGTACACCTAAAAGGAAAACGAGGGAAATATGGAAAAAACAATCGTCATAGACGGCAGAGAAATGAAGTTCAAGGCGACGGCGGCGACCCCCAGGGTCTACCGCCAGGCCTTTGGGCGTGATCTTTTTCGGGACATCGAGATGCTTTCAAAGTTGGACGCAGGAGAAGATGCCCCCATCGAATCTTTAAACGCTTTTGAGAATATCGCGTTTTGCATGAACGCGCAGGCGGAAGGCCGCGAACTCAAAAGAGAGTCAATAGAAAAGGACATGAACGACTGGCTCGACCAGCTCACAACCTTTTCGATCTATGTTGTGTTACCCCAGCTTATCGAGTTGTGGAGAATAAACACAGAACAAACCTCAACACCAAAAAAATAAGTCGCCCGACCGACCGACCGATGACAACCGCCCTTTTTATGTTGCGTTGTTTGCAAGTCGGGCTTTCACTTGACGACCTTGACAAGCTGGAAATAGGGCTCGTCAATGATATGTTTATCGAGATGGCAAACGATCACGCAGAATGGAACACGTTAGCCACCCAGGAAGACATGAATAAGTTTTAGAGGATAACAAGATGGCCGACAGAATAAAGGGCATAACAATCGAAATAGACGGCAATACAAAAGGGCTGTCGCAGGCGTTAAAAGGCGTCAACAAAGACATAAAGACGACCCAGAGCCAGCTCAAAGACGTCGAGAAGTTATTAAAACTTGACCCGCACAACGTAACTCTGCTCGGACAAAAAATGGAGCTTTTGGGACGGGAAATCACCCAGACCAAAGACAAGCTCGCGCAGTTAAAGTCCGTACAAGATCAGATGAACGACGGACTGAAGAACGGAACGATAACCGCGGATCAGTACGACGCGTGGCAACGCGAAATAATCGAAACCGAAAACGAACTGAAGAACCTGGAGGGGCAGTTGTCAAAAGTTCCGACCGCTTCCCAGGCGATGGTTGCACGCGTTTCCGAACACATGGATGCGCTAGGCCAGAGGGTATCTTCCGTCGGCGATAAAATATCGGGATTAGGCGATGCGTTGATGCCAGTTTCCGCAGGAATAGCGGCGCTGGGTACCGCGAGCGTTTCCGCGTGGAAAGAAGTCGATGAGTCGATGGATTCCGTTATCGCAAGAACGGGAGCCACGGGCGAAGCCCTGGAAGAAATGCAGGGAATAATCGAAGACATAGCGACAACGATTCCTGCAGACTTTTCGACCGTTGCAAATTCAGTCGCAGAAGTTAATACCCGTTTTGACTTATCGGGGCAGAATCTTGAAGATCTATCCGCGGCATTTATAAAGTTCGCACAGCTTAACAATACCGATGTTGTGTCTTCCATCGATAATGTTTCAGCTATGATGGCGGCGTGGAGCATTGACACCAAAGACGCGGCAAACGTTCTCGACGTTTTAAACGCCGTAGGACAGCAGACAGGAGCCTCGGCGGACGAACTGGCAAACATACTCCAGGCTAACGCGTTGTCGCTCAAAGAAATGGGCTACAACGTGTCTGAAGCGGCGCTTCTTTTGGGACAAATGGAAAAGAACGGCGTAGACGCGTCTACGGGCGTTACAGCGTTGCGAAAAGCGATGGTCAAAGCAATAAGCGATGGCACCGATTTAAACGCCGTAATAACCGAATGGGAAGCTCTGATGGGCAGTTCCGCAAGCGAAGCGGAGAAGTTAGCGGCGACCGAGGAAATATTTGGCTCACGAGCTTTCGCACAGTTATACAACGCGATAAACGAAGGGGCTATTTCATTCACGGAAATAAACGCGAGCATGGACGACTTTTCTGGAAATCTGGAAAAGACTTTCAGCGCAACGCTTGACCCCGCGGATGAATTTAAAACCACAATGAACGAGTTAAAAGTTCTGGGTGCCGAAATCGGCGAGGAGATCTTACCCGTTCTTGTTGATGTTCTCAAAGACTTAAAACCCATCCTGGACAGCGTAAGAGAAGCCTGGGAAGCTATGAGTCCCGAAGACCAGCGAAAGCTGATAGAGAACCTGGGAAAACTGGCGGCAATCGCGCCCGCACTTTCAATATCTGGAAGGGCGATAAGCGGAATAGGCCACGGCATTAGCGGACTTGCAAAGGCAGGCAAGGCACTTTCGTCTTTGGGTCTCGGCGCAAAAATAGGATCCCTGTTTAGTGGCGGCGGAGCAGGAGCGGCAGGAACCGCGGCGGGCGCTACTTTGGGAACAAGCCTGCTCGCGGGATTCGCGGCGGCCGTCGGTGGCGGAGCCGTGGGAAAACTTCTCGACAACTATGTCCTCGCGCCGATCATGGACACCCTCGGAAATTCAGACGCGGAATGGTATCGGAACTTTTCATGGTTCGGTGACGGCGGGTTCTTTGACGAGATGTTTGACTTCAATTCTCTGCAGGAAGCCCTCGACGTTTACAAGGGCGCTTTCCAGCTCTTTGGAGAAGATTTAAAGAGCGACATTGACGGGTACATCACCACCACTTCCGAAGGATGGCAGACCATAGGAAACAACATTTCCAACAAGGCGAACGAGATAAAAACAAATTTATCAGACGCATGGGGAGAAATAAAAAGCGGCGTGTCAGACGCGTGGGAGACCGTGAAAACGGATACAACGACCGCGTGGGACAAAGTCAAAGAAGACACCGCGAGCGCATGGGAAACCGTGAAGCAGAACGCGTCAGATGGATGGGAAAATGTAAAAGGAACGTTTCAAAACTTTAAGGACGGTGCGTTTGAAAAGTTTGGCGAGATTTACGACAAGATAAAAGAAATCTGGGACTCACTCGGTGCTCTGTTTAATGAGGGCTTTGACATCAAATTGCCGCATATATCCGTCACGGGCGGCGTTGCCCCGTATGGAATAGGTGGCCAGGGTTCCTTGCCAAAGTTTAACGTCGACTGGTATGCGAACGGTGGAATACTTACAAACCCGACAATATTCGGAATGCAGAACGGCAGATTTTTAGGCGGCGGTGAAGCAGGAGCGGAAGCGGTTCTTCCTTTGTCAAACCTTGAGACAATGATCGTAAACGGAATGACGCAGGCTCTCGGAAACGGCGGAGACACCGTCATCAACGTCTCGATTGACAATAACAACCTTGGGTCTGTCCTGTTGACAGCACAACAGATGATGTCGTTGAGGAGAGGCAAATGAGCAAACTCAAAGATTTTCCTACAAAGATAAACAATACACCCATCCCTGTTCCTACCGACTGGAACGAAACATCTGCGGTCGTCGAAAATGCAATGACGACAGAAGCAGGGACAGACGTCATTGACGTATTGAGAATGGACAAGTTGACCGTGGCGGCGTCTTTTGATGTTTCGTCCTTTTGGCTTGCCACTTTCAAAGGATGGGCGAACTCAACGAGTGCACTCACCGTAGACATTTACGACCCGATTACGAACGCATACAAGCAGAGATCAATGAGGATTCGAAACTTTGCCGCGAACCTTGTGAAAGATTCGGACAACACGAGCGGAACAATCGGGCTTTATAATCTCTCGTTTGACTTGATTGAATTTTAAGAGGTTGCGATGTATAGCACGAGCGCAGATTTCAGAACAAAAATCAAAGACGACATTCGTATTTTTCATTGGAGCGGAGAGATTCAGACACCCGCTCCTATTTCTTTCGACGACGAAGACATCATCGCAGGAGAGATCACTCGCGCAATATCGGGAGAAAAAATCGAAATCGGTTCGGTATATGCTTCGCAGTTGAACCTCGAGGTCAATCTTCCCAGCGTATCGCGATATGAGTTATATGGCTGTGAAATCTCTCTCTCTGTTAAACTTGACGGCGCATCTGATGTCGTACCTATGGGAACGTACATCATCACCGAAGCGTTACAGAGCGCAAGCAAAATAACAATCACCGCGTTTGACGCGATGATCAAATTTGATGACGTGACTTTTTCACCGTCGTTGAACAATACGATCAAGAAACCCTACGAATGGCTGACCGATATGTGTTTAGCTTGTGGCGTAACTCTCGGCATGACGAGCGCGCAAGTTGTGACCCTTCCGAACGGAACTAGGAATACAGGCTTCGCAGATGTCGTCTCCGATGTTTCTACATGGCGAGATGTTCTCGGTTATCTCGGAGCATATCTCGGCGCGTTCGCATATATCGGGCGCGACGGTCTTCTGTATTTGGGCGTATATGGATCTATTTCGGCCGACACCGTTTCCGCAAGGTTTAGGTTGAGTTCTAATTTGTCCGATTTCAGAACGACCTACGATGGGCTTTATGCGACGGACAAAGAGGAAGGCGTGCAGGAGTACGTCAGCAACACCAACACGGGCGGAATCGTTCTCGATCTCGGGATCAATCCGTTTTTGCAATTCACGGACGCGTCAAACCGCCAGGACGCCTTGCAGGAAATTATCAACATTTTTGACGGCGTTTATTACGTACCGTATGAAGCGGAGATGCCCCTTGTACCGACATACGATCCCGCGGACGTCTTAACCTTTGTTGACAATCAAGCAGGCGTGTACGACATCGGAGCAATCACCGAGATCACATATACAATCGGCGGGACGATGAAAGTCACTTGCTCGGGCGACAATCCGCGCCTCACAGAAGCGCAGGACAGATTCTCAAAAACGGTCGCAGGTCTCTCGAAGGATTACGCGAACGGACAGGAAATCGGCGGGAAAAACTTTTGGCTATTGCACACCAAAAACACCGAACCCTTGACCGTAACAAGCACAAAAACAAAGGTCGCAGAGATTGAGTTCAACCAGACGGTGGATGTTCAGAGAATGGGCTTCATGTTTGATTGCGACGGCGATCTTTCCGCATCGGCAATTATCAAAATCGAAATCACCGTGGACGATGAGCCTGTTTGGACGGAAGAATACACAGACCGAAGACTCGCAGGGAAAATTCCATTCCCACACAACATGGGTCAGAGAATCACAGGCAAGGGTTCACACGTTGCGAGGGTTTATATGACCGTCACAGATTCGGCGTTACTTTGGAGTGAATTGTCATGAGTTACACCATAGAAAATTTATCATTTACAATCTTTGGAAGCGGTCACGACTACACCCTTGGAGATTCTGGAAAAGGCGAGTCTGTGATTTTTTCTCATCCGTTTGTCCCGCTCGGTTCCGTGAACTACGCAGGGCAGTATTTGTTTTATGTTGCCGACGAAAACGGCGACCTCATGGACGCGGTAAAGGACGACCTCGCGCACATCACATTTGACCCGCCACTCGGAACAGCCTTCGACACAGAGGGAGATGTTACGGTCAAAGCGCACTACAGACGCGAATATATCTACGACGAGGAAACCTTGCTCGTTGAGAAGGAAGTCTCGCAGACCGTCACGGTCGTTGATCACGGCAATATCACGCGCCCTGCATATAGCTATTATGGGCGGTGGTTCTGTGGCGACATTTACGACGACGGATATATTTTCCTGCGTCCTGCAAACGTCAACAATCTTGACGGCGTTACCTATTGTGACCCCGCCATGAATCACGGTGTTACAAAGGTTTCGTCTATTTATTGGAGAACTGAAGAACTCGGCGGATACGCAGGCTTTATCACTTCAAACAACGTCACAGACATTGACGAATTAAAATATGCGGACGTCTCGAAAGTCACTCACGTTAGAGGACTAATTGAAGGTTGCGGGGCGAACCCCTCGCTCGAACCTTTGTCAGATTGGGATGTTTCAAATGTTACCGATATGGGCGGACTTTTTGGCAGTGCTACGGAACTCTCATCTTTACATGGTCTGGAAAAATGGGACGTCTCAAAGGTAACGACATTGGGCGGAGCATTTGCAACTTGTCAGCATTTGACCGATTTGACACCCCTCGCAGATTGGGACATTTCAAGCCTTGAAAATATGGAGTTAATGTTCAATGGTTCAGCAATCACGAGCCTCGAGCCTTTGAGCAAATGGAACACGGCAAATGTTCAAAATATGTACGCAATTTTAAGGAGTTGCGGGAATCTTCACTCGTTACACGGTCTCGAAAATTGGGACGTTTCAAGCCTAAAGAACATCAATGAAGCGTTCGGCAATCTCGGTTTGACCGATTTGTCACCGCTTGCGTTATGGAATCCGCCTCTTGAAATCGTGGCGAGTGCATTTGCTGGAAACAGCCTCTCAAACCTTGAGGGATTGGAAAACTTTGACGTTTCAAGGGTTGAGAATTTCGGAAATATGTTTGCCTCAAATTATCCGCTCCATTCCTTACACGGTCTCGAAAATTGGGACGTTTCAAGTGCGAAAGTTTTTGCGAGTATGTTTGAGTTTTGTCCTTGGATTTCCGACGTTTCAGCCCTTGCAAATTGGGATACATCATCACTCGAAAATGTGCAGAGAATGTTCGGCGGAACTTCGGCACTTCTTGACGTTTCTGATTTCGATGATTGGGATTTTTCAAGTCTTTCAAATATGGCTTCAATGTTCCAGGGCTTCACGTTGTATTATTCGGGAGAACTACATCGAGATGTATACGGCGACGCATATTGGTATTACGACAGCGACGGCAATCGTTACACGAACGTTGGAGTTCAGCCTTTGACGGCGTACACGAAAGATGCCTCGTCCGCTTCAGCTTGGAATGTGAGCGGAACAAATAAAGGTGCATTTGACGACAAATGGTCAAATGTTCCGTCCTGGAATTAAGGGGGAATCATGGCAACATTTACACCGAATTTTAATCTTGAAAAACCCGACGCGAGTGATCAGTTCGGGGATTTCCGCGCTTTATTCAATGACAACATGGACATCATCGACCAAAATCTCGGCGGTGGCGGTGGTTCTTCCACTCTTGGCGGATTGGACGATGTCAACATACAGAGCCCGACAGACGGTCAAGCCTTGGTCTACGACTCGAACGCTGACGAATGGATAAACGCTTATATCAGCGGCGGCGGTGGCGGAAGCATTACGCATGAAGTAATACATCAAACAAATGTCGCAATATATGATAACACGCAGGTCATTCTGAATTTGCAGAACGATTACGTCGCGCCTGTCGTTTTTGCTGTAAATGCTCTCCCATTATCACAATGGGGCGGAATAATCGTCGTGCAAGCCCCGACAGTTGTTTACGATTCGGCAAACGACACACTAACTTTCAATGTCTACACGAACACGGGGCAGACTTACGGACAAATTGATTGGGTTGTCATGGACACGGTCTCAAGCGGTGGCGGTGGCGGATATTCGGTTGAATACAGCCTGTCCGAGAGGAAGGTCGGCTCATGGGTTGACGGACGCGATGTATTCGAAAAGACCCTTGACTTGACATCGCTCTCATGCGCTTCGCAGACATGGACAGACACAGGCGTCAGCAAGGGCGCAATCGCTCTGATTCTTCACGCGCAGGTCATCGCAGACGACGGAACGTTTTACAACACCGCAGACGTAAATATCACGACCAACACCGACCACATCGGAATAAATAACGAGACAGGTGCTTCGATAACGGTCAGATATATCGTCCTGCAATATGTCAAGGCGCACAACTTGCACCTCATCGAGTACATCGAAGGAACAGGCACACAATGGCTCACGACTGGCATACAGCCCGACCTCACGACCGTTTTGAAGGCGGGAATCATGCCGACAGAGAACACAGGCGAAGTTCTGATCGGAAACTGTACGGACGACAATCACGATTGGCGTCTATTCAATTATGGCGGCTCATTTTACTACGACTTCGATGGCGCGCGTTGGAATGGCGACTCGTTGGGTCAGAATATTTATGCTGATATCGAACTTGGCAACTATTATGCTAAAAAGAACGGTTCGACAATCTTCACAGGCTCAACGCAGGTGAATCTCGGAGCATGGAGCAATAACGACATTTACTTCTTGTACAAGCAGGATAATCAGCGCATATCAAAGGCGCGTTTGTACTATCTAAAGATTTACAAGGGCGGGGTTCTTGTTTTTGATGCTGTTCCTGTGAAAGACTCGAACGATGTGCCTTGCCTGTTTGATTTTATGTCGGGCAATTATATCTATAACAGCGGAACAGGCGACTTTGTAGCAGGTGGTGACGTGTAATGTGGGAAGCGATTTCAAATATGTTGACGAGTTCAAATGCCGTCTCAATTCTTTTGTTTTTGGGCGTCTGTATTATTGGAGCTTTCGTTCTAATTAAAACGAATATGCTCCAAATACATACCCAAAGCGTGCGAATCGGTGCGATTGATGTCGAACGGAACATCATCCGCCAGCAACTCGACTTTGTGAGACATCACCTGCTCGCACTCGAAAGCAATCTCAAGAAGCCCGAAGATTATAACGACTATTTAGGGAAGTACATCGTCGAGGTCATTTTCGATGAATATGTGAATTGGATTACCTTCAATCATATCAACGCCTCGGACAAGTACATCGGAGTCAAGCAGAACAAGATCATCGACATCGTTTCACAGTACACGGTCAAAGACGAGTTCAAAAGCGATGAGTTCCTCGAATTTCTTCGCAAGGACACAAAGGACACGATTCTCGAATTGATCCAAATTCGTGAAATCTATAAGGACACATGAAAGGAGAATAAAAAATGGATTGGAAAAAGAAATTGACCTCTCGCAAGTTTTGGTTGAGCATTGCAACGTTTGTATCGATGCTTCTTGTGTATTTCGGAGATTCCGCAAGCGACGCAGAGCAGGTCTCCGCGCTCATTATGGCAGGCGCGACGGTCATTGCTTACGTTATCGGTGAAGGCCTTGCAGACGCGTCAAACATCGACAGAAAGGAATGACGAATGGAACAGAGCGGAATAGACGTCTCAATCTATCAGCCAAACATTGACTGGGACAAAGTAAAAGCAAGCGGGATCCGTTTTGCGATTATAAAAGCAGGCGGAAGCGAGTGCGGCAGATTCAAAGACCGCACATTCGAATACAATTACCAGGAAGCAAAGAAGCGCGGAATAAAACTGGGATGCTATTTCATGGGCGGAAAAGGATTCATGACCGCCGCCGCGGGAAAAGCCGATGCAGAATATTTCCTGCAGATCATATCGGGAAAAAATTTCGAGTTCCCTTGTTATATAGATCTGGAAATCCCGACATCAGTCACCCGTGACGGAAATACAGATGCGTGCATTGCATTTTGTGAAACCGTGAAAGCGGCAGGAAGAAAAACGGGAATATACGCCTCCGATATTTCGGGCTTTAAAGACCGTCTGGATTCGTCGCGCCTGGAAGCGTACGACAAATGGGTCGCGCGTTACGGTTCCGCCCCGCAGTACGTGAATAAGTACCAGGTCTGGCAGTATACATCCGCGGGCGCTGTTTTGGGAGTTCCTGGAAAAGTTGACATGAATATTTCCAACACCGACTACGAAGGCGGCGCAGAGCTCGCGGGATGGATTTATATGGGCGTCGATTTTTCACCCGTATTTGATCCCGTTTTCTATTTCAACAAATACCCCGATCTGCAGGCGGCGTTTGGAAACGACCCTGCGGCGCTTTGGATGCATTTTACGACGTACGGAATGCACGAAGTGCGCCAGGCATCCGCAGAATTTAACCCGCAGGCGTATATCGAACGGTATGAAGACTTGCGGAACGCGTACGGCGGCAACCTTCCGATGTACTACTGGCATTATTGCTATTTCGGAAAGAACGAAGGCCGCATCGCCACTTAATCGCTTCACCGCCCTTTTTAGGGCTTGAAGGCCATATATCCCTCATAACCCCCTGCGGAATATCCGTGGGGGGCTTTTTTAGTTGAGCAAAAAGTCGAGCAGGCAACACCCAGGCGCCACGCGGGGAGATCTACGAAGGCCAGAAAAAGCGGACATAATGAACGATAGCGAACTATAATAAATTAAAAAAAAAGAACACGTGTCTCACTTGAAAACCGCATGAATACTGGAAGAAAAGGCGTCACTCGAGCAAAAAGTCGAGCGGCGTTTTTCTTTTTAAAAAAATATTTTATTTTTTTCTTGACAATACTACTTTTGCGTAGTATTATAACATCAGAACAAAGAAAACAGCACCGAAGGCCACAGGCCAGGAAGGAAAAACACCATGACAAAGCACACCGAGATCATTTACGTTATCACCGACAAGAACGGCAACCCCCAGGACGCAAACGGCAACCCCTACGGATGGTTCTTACCTGGCGAGGAAGATATGGCCAGAGCTTACGCAGAAAAGCACGACCTCGCATACCACGAAAAAGAGGAAGTTTTTATTAAGTATTGAAAACCAGCAACGGGGGCGAAAGCCCCCAGGAAGGAGTCACAATATGAAGAAGATAACAAAGCAGGACATCGCAAGGGTTGAGAGATCATTAGAAGAAGCGAAGAAGCAGGGCGACGCGAAGCGCGTTTCATTCCTGCAGGCGACCTTGAATATTTACAAGAGAGGAGGATATTACAGATGAAAGAAGCAGAGAAGAAGATCGCGGACGACATTTTAAGGTACGGAACCATCCTGCGAGATCTGGAAAGAGAATGCGAAGGCATAGCGGTTCGGGAATATCTGATAAAGTACGAAGGCAACGAGTACGACCTGGTAAAGAACAACGGTGAATGGGTAAGCGTTTGCAGGATATAAAAAACGAAGGGGGGCGCAAGCCCCCAGGAAGGAGCAAGGCATGAAGAACACGATGATGAGCAAGAGAGAGCAGAACGTAAAGGTCGGCGACCTGGTAAGCGTGGAAGGAAATCTGGGAACCGTCACTGAAGTTATAAAGAAGGACGACTGGACGGGCGTTCGCGTTCACTTTGAAGGATTCCTCGCCGAGTTCGGTCAATACCAAGACCAGGTCTACGGCGGGTATGTAGTTGTTGGATAATGTTGGATAAAAAACAAGGGGGCAAAAATGGATAATTTTATAACACTTAAGGAATGGGCGGAGCGTCACGGGATCGACCCCGCCACGGCCAGACAAAGAGCCCTGCGCGGAGCTTTCCAGACCGCCAAGAAAATAGGGAACCTTTGGATTATAGACAAGGACGAACCCCTGGTAGATCATAGAAGAAAAGCGGAGCATTAAGCCCCGCTTTTTTTTATTAGTTGAATGCCGTCCAGCTGTTTGTTTTCTTTTTCTTTTAATTCTTTCATTCTATGTAGGTATATTTCCTTTGTTATCCTGGAATCCGAATGACCCAGGCGGGCGGAAATAGCCTCGAGTGGGAACCCAGATGCCGCAAGCATCGAACAATGGGAGTGGCGGAGCGTATGAGGGGTTACGCGCTTATTTAAGACCCGCTCCGATGTTTCTTTTAAGTATTTCAAATAGGCTTCATAGTGAAGGCGACCGCCGTCGGCGTCGGGCAGGAATATTTCGGATTCATACCCGAAGACTTCCGCCTGCCATTTTGCGTATTCCTGGATGTCTTTTATCACTTCCCGAAGTTCCGCCTGGATAAATACGTCTCGGCGGCTTTCATAGGTTTTGGCGGACGTGATCAGATGGTTGTTTTCGTCGTATGTTTTCGAAACGCGGATGTTGCGCCCCCAGACGTCGGTATTATCCAGGGCAACGAACTCACCGACCCGCAGGCCAGACAAAAGCAGGAATTTTGTTACCAGGAGCCAGCGTCGTTCCGTCATGTTATCCAGGAGAAGCGCCGCCTCATCCGTTTCTAAATATTTATCCTGGATCCGTTCCTTTTTCGGAGTGTCATTAAACGGGGTCAATTTATCGAACACTTCCCGAGAAGACACCAGGTCGTTCCGATAAGCCCACATCCAGAAGGTTTTAAAAATCTTTAAAAACCCGTTAAGGGTTCTATTTTCTTTTCCAGACTGCAGGAACTTCTTACGAATGAATCCCGCCGTAATTGAATCCATATAAGCGTCGCCCGTGATCTTAATTATCGACCCCAGTTCGATGCGGGCTTTTCTGACGGATGAAGGCTTCAGATTCTTTTCAATATCCGCCAGGTATAAACCGATGGCTTCAGAAAAGAGCAAACGGGAATGGGAAAGCCCGTTAATTTTATCCTGGAGTCGTCGGAAAGCGTCGAGCTCGGCTTTTTTCCCGTTGCCCTTAATCTTTATCGACACAACCTTTACAAGCCCCGTGTCGGGCATTGTAACGCGTTCCTGGGCGTATCCGTTATATATCCACATGGTCGTCTCCCTTCTGGATAAGTTCCGCATATTTGAGAAGACGGGACACCTGCGGGGACACGATCAAATCATAGGGCTCGACACCGAGAGCGGCGGCAAGTTCGGCAGTTTTAGTTTGGGAAATATCCATCTGCCCGAGTTCAATTTTTGAAATGGAGCCTGCAGGGTTTGCCCCGTTCACGTAACCAGCACGGATGCCGAGTTCTTTTTGAGTGATCCCTAACTTTTCCCGATAATAGCGAACACGCTTCCCAAAGTCGACCAGGTATTGTTTTCTTTCGGTTTCATTCATAATTCCACCTCCCTTCTTTAGGTAAATATTAACGTCACAAAATTTTTTTGTCAAAAATAATTGACTAATCTCACGCTTGACGATAATATACCGTTAACGGTTCCCGTGAACCGAAAACCACAAAGGAAGGAGAAAAAAGAATGACAGACAGCACCAAGTTTCGTGAAGTAACGAAACGAAACGGGAAGAAGTTCTGGGAAGTAGCCGCAGGCCTGGAGATGTCGCCGCAGAGTTTATACAACAAACTCGGGAACACATGCGAGTTCACACAGACGGAGATGCGGAAGTTTCGGGAGATCTTCCCAGACGTAGACGACGCCGAGTTCAAGGCCATTTTTTTTGCCGAACAATTCTCGGCAGACGTGAATGAGTAGTTATTTAGCCCCTTCGGACATCCAAGAATTGTATCGCATAAAGCGAACCACCGCTTTTAATCTTTTGAAAGAATACGAACAAAACGGCGGCGAGGTCATCCGAATCGGGAAACTACGCAGGGTACCAGAAGACAGATTCACCGAATTTTTGAAAGCGAGAGATCATGAAAAGAACAATTAACTTTATCTATTTTCTTATCGTTCTTGCGGCAATCGGAGCCGCATCTTACGGTTCGACGACGAGCCAGCTCCAGCACAGCCAGGTAGCCAGGGACACCCCGAAGATTATATCCGAGGCTGTCATGCTTCCCAAAATCAGCGAAAGCCCCATCGAAATACCCGAAATCCACTACACCGCATACGAGCCCGAGGAGCTTTTCTTGAATCTAACATACGAGGAAATGGATCTCCTGGAGCAAATCGCGATGGCGGAAGCAAAAGGGGAAGGAAGCAAAGGGATGGCGCTGGTTATGTGCGTCGTTCTCAATAGATCAGAAAAAGACGGCCAGAGCATCCGCGAGGTTATATACCGCCCAGGGCAGTTTTACACCGCAGGAATGGAGCCAGGAAGCATGGACTGCCACGAAGCCCTGGCGATGGTAATGGACGGATGGGACGAAAGCGAGGGGGCGCTTTTCTTTAATAGGGGCGGGTACCGCGAAGGATACGAACCGCTTTTCAAATACGGGAATCACTATTTCACAAAGTAAAGGAGAAAACATGGAAGAAACCAAAATCATCGGAAACAAATCCGAAGGCCACAACTACCACTACGCAAGCCTTGCAGACATAGCCCGCCAGGGAATAACAATCCCAAAGATGCGCGTGACATATATCGGGGATAAGGACAGCGCAGGAAATCCCATCGAATATGTTGAGGCGGAGATAGATGGCGAATGGAGACGGGGAGCCCGCATTGTGGTTCCGTCAAGTACTCGAATGAATGAAGCCCAGGCTTACGGTTCCGCTTTGACGTATGCAAGAAGATACACCGTCCTCACACTTTTGGGTATAGCTTGCGACGACGACGACAAGATAGAAGCACACAGCGAAGCAGACCAGAAGGCAAATGAGAACGCCGCAAAGGAAGAACTCGCGGAACTTTACAAAAGAGCGGGCGGCACAGACTTTGAGAGATGGTTCCAGGATTCCACAAAGAAGGGATTCGACGGAAAAGCATACGCATCGATGAAAGCCACCCTGCTTAAACAGATCAACAAGAAACTGGAAGGAGAAAAGAAATGAAAAGCAAGAAAAAGAACAGCCAGAGAAGCCAGCGCAACTATAAACCGTTCGGGATGTTCAGAGAGCACGCCAGGATTAAGAAGTACCGCAAGGATATGAGGAAGGGGGAAGAAGCATGAACAAAGTCATAGAGATGGGAAGACTTACCAGGGATCCCGAAATTTCCAGCAGTAACAGCGGCACCAAGTTTGCCCGCTTTTCCATCGCAGTTGATCGCAGGTTCAAAAAGGAAGGGGAACCCGATGCGGACTTCTTTAATTGTACCGCGTTCGGAAAAATCGCGGAGTTCGTCGAAAAGTACCTGCAGAAGGGCACCAAGGTTCTTGTAGCTGGAAGACTTCAGAACAACAACTACACGAACAAGGAAGGCCAGAAGGTTTACGACGTGCGAATCATTGTTGAGGAGATCGAGTTCGCGGAGTCAAAGAAGGACACCAACCAGGGCACCCAGGGCACCGACTTTTTGAGCGTTCCCGAAGGACTGGTTGAGGAGTTGCCGTTTTCATAAAGAAAGGAGATCACGATGGGAAGAATAAGCAAATGGGAAAAAATCGTCAAGCCAATTTTAGAAGAATACCCCGCCGCGAGATCAGATGACCGCATTCTTTATTACTGGATTCTGAAAAAGATGGGCTTTGATCTTTCCGTTTCCGTTAGTCGTTTTCTTTTGAGTGAAGGATTCCCGAACTATGAAACCGTGACCCGCGTTCGTCGGAAATTGCAGGAAAAATACCCCGAGCTGTCCGAGCCCACGAACGTACAGATGATGAGAGAAACCGCGGAGGGAGATTTTATAGAGTATGCCCGTTCTTAAATTCGGAAAGCCCATCCAGCTAATCGAGTGGCTAACCCAGCAACCGCAGGATAAAGAGTTCCAGATAAGCCCGTACCACCAAAAGAGAAGCCTGGCGGCGAATGCATACGCATGGGTTTTAATCACCCAGATAGCGGAAGCGATGACGCCGCCACAGAGCAAGGATGCCGTTTATCTGGAAATGCTCAAAAGATACGGGCAGTCGGAGTTTATCAGCGTGTTATCTGGAATAAACATCCAGGGCTTTTTCAAATACTACGAGGAATACGGAAAAGGACACGTAGAGGGGCGCGAGTTCACGCATTACAAGATCTACAAAGGCTCGTCCGAGTTCAACGCCCGAGAAATGAATATTTTACTCGAGGGAATTATCCAGGAAGCAAAAGACCTCGGAATCGAAACGATAACCCCCGAGGAAAAGGAACGAATGATAAAGCAGATGGGGGAAAAGGATGGGATATAAGCCGAGCAAAATATCACAACAGGCGAATTGTTTTATTTGCCGCACTTACCACCAGACGATAAAAACCGCGCCCCTGGAGCGCCATCATTGTTTACACGGGACAGGGATGCGGAAACTGGCAAACGACGATGGCCTTTGGGTCTGGTTATGCCCCGAGTGTCACCGCAAATTACACGACAAGAACGAGCACGACCGCGACTTGCAGATCATAGCCCAGAGAACTTACGAAGCGGAGCATGGAAGGGAGGAATACTTCAAACGGTATGGGAAGTTTTACGACTAAAAACCGCGGGAAGCAGTTCGAAAAGATCATCGGAGACAGCTTCAGAAAAGTTCCGAACGTTTCCATCGACAGAATCCCAGACCAGACGATGCAGTACAAAGATCGCGCCAACGTTTCGGATTTTATCGTATTCAAGAAGCCTACGCAGTATTACGTCGAGTGCAAAAGCATACGCGGGAACCGCTTACCGTTCGCAAAGATAACCCAGCTCGATGCCTTGTTTGAGAAATCAAAAATAGACGGAGTAAAAGCGGGAATAATCTGCTGGTGGATAGACAAAGACATAACCCGATGGATTCCTATACAACCGCTCCAGGCTTTAAGGGATCGCGGAGCCAAGAGCGTACGGTTCGACGAAGGAATCGAAGGGAGCAAAGAAATCAAAGGCACAAAGAAAAAAATTTATTTTAGTTACGAGATGGATTCTTTTTTTGGATAAGGAGAAAACATGAACCACGACAATGACGCAATGATTTATAAGCCCGATATCTGTTCCGAAGGTTACTCGGATCCCGTAGCAGTTTTGACGAGCAACCAGGAAATAGCCATCGCTGTTTGGGATTCCAGGGACGGTTACTGGCACTCATTCGAAAACGGAGATGAGCAGACTTTCGGAAATGTTAAAAAATGGTACCCGTTACCTGCTGGATGGGTTTACGATTCCGACCTTTACGTTCCGACCATGGACGGAAGCCAGATGAGAACCGACGAAGCATCCCAGGAATACAGAGAATACCAGAGAAGATGGGGGAGAACAATTAAATGATCCTGCAGTACAGAGTCGAACTGCCCGACAACGCCACGGCATCGGAGATCATAAACGCGATAGCACAGGCGGGGAGAAGCGACCAGGGATGGAAACGCATTACAACGCGCACAGATCGCATGAAGCGGACGAACCTGGAAAACAAGTGCGGGTCGTGCGAAAACTTCTGCCTCGGCTGTTTTAGCGAAGCAGAAGGGAGATGTGCAAAGGGGCACCCGTACGGGAAAAGAACACGGCCTGCTTGCAAGGACTACGAGAGGAGAAAACAATGCCCAGGAGAATAACGATTCACGAGGAAGACTACCCGCGACTTCTGGAAATGGACGAAGCGGATGCGGGGCTAATATTACAGAACCTCATCCGCATGATAAACGGAGAAAAACCCCGAACCAGGGGCGACGCGTATATCGATTATTTTTCGGAAGTCACCTGCCAGAAGATGATGCGATTCATCGAATTATCGGAACGCCAGGCGGCAAACGGCAGGAAGGGCGGGGCTCCCGTGGGTAACAGTAACGCAACAACCCAAAAACAACCCAAAAACAACCCAGATACAACCCAAAAACAACCCAAAACAAACCCCAATACCAATACCAATACCAATACCAATACCAATACCAATAAAAAGACATACGGCGAGTGCGCGAACGTTTTGCTGTCGGACGAAGAATTGCAGAAAATCAGATGCGCAGGGCTTGAAGGTTTAATCGAGGAATTGAGCCTATATATTGCCAGCACTGGTAAAAGGTACAAAAGCCACTACGCGGTAATAAGGCAGTGGGGAAACAGAAGGCAGAAGGAACAAAAACCGAAGGTTAACCAGTTCACCCAGGGCGGCACGAATAAGACTTACAACTTTTCGGAGCTGGAAGCGCGCCTGGTTAAAAACTGAAAAGAAGGGAGAAAATGAGATGAGCTTTTCGCAGGAAATAAAAAAGAGTATAGGCGGGGACGAGTATTACAGCCCGCAAAACGTCGTCGACATGATAAAGCCTTATATTTTGAATCACGGATTCGAAAAGATCTGGTGCCCGTTTGACACGGAAGACAGCCGATTCGTTCAGACATTCCAGGAAGCAGGGCTGGATGTTTCGTTCGGGCATATAAAGACGGGGCAGGACTTTTTCGACTATGCAGAACCGCAGGGGGAAATCGTCGTAAGCAATCCGCCGTTTTCAAAGCGTGACGCGATTTTCGAGCGGCTTTTTGAAATGCAGGTACCGTTTGCGCTGGTTATGAATTTTAACGGGTTATTTGACAGCAAGAAACGCGCCAGGATGTTTGCGGAAAACGGGGTCGAGCTTTTGATCCCGTTCGGGCGGATGAGGTTTGAGCATGAAGGCGACGGAGTGTTTAACCATCCGAATTTCCAGAGCGTTTACGTTTGCAACGGTTTATTTGAATCGCGTTCAATTCATTTTAGCTATACGGAATTTTAAGGAAGGAGAAACCATGGTAACAATAGGCGACATTATCAAAGACGTGAATCCCTTTACGGAAAAGGGCGCAAAAGTCATGACCGTTGAGGTCATTCCTAGGAACATATTGATAGAAACCCTGGCGGACATAGACCAGGAAATAACACAGGAAGATGAAGCGGGCATATTTGCGAACAACGACACCATAAGAACGCTGGAGAAGATCTACGCGAAGGCAAAAGCCAGGCTCCAAGAATTTGAGGGAGGCAAGTGAATGACAAGAGAAGAAATGCTGGCGTGTCTTACCGACAGACCGTGTAATGTTTGCAAGTTTCATGCCGAAAACGGGTGCGCAAAATGGTCATGCGTGTTTGAAGAAAAACCCGACGATGAGGAGAACAAAGGAGAATGGATACCCAAAGAACGGCCGACCGAATGTAGCATAGACATGGATGTCGTCTGTTCAAGATGTGGCCATGTCGGAATTGAAGGCTATGCCCACGGTTACGAACTGGATGAACTTCCAAAGCAGGAAATGAAGGACTATATAAAAAAGTTTGATATGAATTTTTGCCCTTGTTGCGGCGCAGATATGAGAGGGGGGAGCAAATGAACGATACAGTAAAACTCATTATAGAGATACCCAAAGCAGAGTACGAACGCGCTAAACAGCGATGGATGATCGCAAACGATGCCCGTAAAAGGGAATACTATAAGCCACAATGGATGAAAGAAACTGATGCTCAAAAAATGGATTATTACATATCGAAAGGAATACCACTGGATGATGTAAAGGCAGAGAAAGGCGGTGAGGATAAGGAATGCTAGGTTATAATTTTCAGCCGTTCGGAACAGGTAAGCACAATTTCGGCTATATTCCAGACCCGCCCGAGCCCGAGGAAACCGAGTGCGATGGAGAATATCACGAAGGATCCTGCGAATGTTGCGACCATTTCGAAATTTGTGAAAAGATCTGGGAAGGAGATAGAGAATGAACCAAAACCAGCTAACAAAACTGAAGGGGCGTTTTTTGAATATGCTTACCCAGTTGGGCGGGGCGTCGTTAGCTTTAGGGAATACCACAGAGGAGCAACGGGTAAAGACGAAAGTCCTGCAGGCCACCGCCCTGGTTAAAGAAGCCCTGGATATGTGTGACAAGATACAAACCAGGGAAGTCACCCAGGCGGAGCAAAAGAGAGCCAAGAAGAAGAAACAGATACCCGACTACCCAGCAACCGAGGTCGTTATTATAAGGCATGATCCGACCGTGAAACCGACCTACAACTTGTTATGCCACAATTACACAGAAGTCCGCGCCACGTCGGGAAAAGTCCTGGAGCGCGGGTGCATCGTCGGCATGGACATGGACTACTGTTCAAAGAATTGCGCATACGCAACCAACAACGTCTGCAGTTTGAAAGCGAAAGGGGTAAAAAGATGAATCGATATATATGCAGGGCAAGGAAGACCAAATGGATAGAAGCAGAAAACGAGCAGGAAGCCCTGGAGAAGTTCAAAAGCGTCGAAGAAGAAATAGAAATCAGATGCGTAGGGAAAGCCCCAACCGAGTTTGAGAAGCGGGCGGCAATAAGCCAGGGCGAGTCAATTTATCTTGACCAGGGGATAACCCCAGGCATTGTTTAAGGGGGCGGAGCATGAAAAACAAAGAACAAAGCATCCAGGAGATCAAAGCGGAGCCCAAAAAGAAGGAAGAAGGAATCTGCAGGGGATGCGCCCAGGCGTTTTGTGTTAATCCATACGCCGTGATTTATTATTGCGACGCACTAAAGACAACAAAGCGCGGGGAAGAATCCTGCGAGCTTTTCGAGAGAAGGGAGAATGCATGAAGAAGATGACCGCAAAGCAATACCTCCTGCAGAGTGTAAAGATTCGAGAGCGGATGGCGTACTTGCAGGAGCGTATCGAGAAGATAGAAGCAGACCTCGGGTACCATCCGTTGCAATTAGACGACAGCGGAGCCAGCAAAGCCACTGTCACGGATAAAGTCGGCGATAAGCTTGCGGAGCTTGCCGACCTGGAAAGCGAATACAAAGCGGAACTCGTGAACCTGGAAAAGAAGAACGCCGAGATCCGAAACGCCGTCGAACTGATAGAGAACCCAGAATACCGAGCGGTACTAACAGCCAGGTATCTAACCGAGAACAAACGAAATCCCTGCAGGCTTAACGCGTGGGTCGCCGTTGCTTTCAGTTTAGGGATGACCAGCGAAGAAGCGGTAAAGCAGAAGCACAAGCGCGCGATTCGAATTTTTGAAAAAATATTTAATAGTGACACGTTGTGACACTTTCACCCGTGTTAATATGATAACGCGAAAAGTTAAGGGTTGAAAATGATTTCTCCGAAAGCGAAAGGGCGGCTTCAAACGAGGTCGCCTTTTTGCGTGGGCACAATGAGCAAAGGAAAGCAATCCGAATTTTACAAAACGAAAGCCTGGCAAAACTGCAGGGACAGCTATATGAAAAGCGTCGGCGGTTTGTGTGAACGTTGCCTGGCTAAAGGGTTAATCGTTCCCGCGGAGATCATACACCACAAGATACACCTAAACGAGAACAATATAAACGACCCGTCCGTGGCGCTCAATTTTGCCAATCTGGAAGCAGTATGCCGTGTATGCCATGGAGAACTGCATGGGAAGGTTAAACGCTACACAATAGCCGCAGACGGAAGCGTGACGGGCAGACCCGACGCCCCCCTATAATTTTTTTGTGGATAACCACCGTAGGC